GTACAGAATTGCATGTGTGAGTACAGCAAATACTGCCGTACAATGCTTGGCGAAGGTAAACCCAAAACCACTTATCAACCCGAAACGGAGTTTTAACCATGGAACTTGTAGTACGTAACGTCAATCAGGCATTCAGTGAGATATTCTGGCAGCTGAAGGCTCTCAACTTGCAGCCTGAACAGACGCGTAATGGCCCCGCAATCGTGCACCCTGAGATGGTGACCACGGTTTATAAATACCCGGCTGAACGAGTGCTGTTTCACGGTGGGCGGGACGCTAACCCTATTTTTCACCTCATGGAGTCTATCTGGATGCTTGCGGGTCGTAACGACGTCGCGTTCGTTCAACAGTTTAACAAGCGTATGGGTGATTTTAGCGATGACGGTAAGGCGTTCAACGCTGCTTACGGACACCGTTGGCGCAATCACTTCGGTCGTGATCAACTTGATGAGGTTATCAAGTTGCTCCGCCGTGACCCAACTACCCGTCAGGCAGTTGTTCAAATTTGGGATAACGCCGACCTGAGTAGTAAGACCAAAGACAAGGCTTGCAACACGCAGGTCATCTTTGACGTGCGGCAAGACCGGCTGAACATGACGGTGTTCAACCGCAGTAACGACATCTGGTGGGGTGCTTACGGTGCTAACGCTGTGCATTTCAGCATTCTGCAAGAGTTTGTCGCCGCTGCTACGGGTCACCGTATCGGTGTCTACCGTCAGGTGAGCAACAACTTCCACCTCTACACAGAACTCTACAACGCCGGGCAGTATCTGGTGTCGCCACCTGATGCTGAACAATATGACTATTACTCGCAGGGTGCGGTGCGTCCGCTTCCGCTGATGGTCAACAGTGAGTACAAGCTGTTCCTCACTGAGTGTGAGATGTTCTGCACAGACCCGTTTAACGAGCGTATCAAGTATACTAACCCGTTCCTTGAGCACGTTGCGCGCCCCATGGCCATGATCAGCCGTGTGCGTAAGACTAAATCCGGTGATGGACGGTACTACGCTCAAAGCATCCGGGCTGAAGATTGGCGCAAAGCTGCGTTTGAGTGGATTGACCGTCGTGATAAGGCGCGTCAGATTCGTGAAGAGAATGAGCACCTTGAAAGAAAGTGATTGCCTTCTGGTAAATTACCGCGCTATAATCGCTCCCATAACTTGCTAACTGGAGAACTCTGTTGAAAAATACCCTAGAATTCATTGCCACTGGTGCCGAGGTAACTCGTTATCACACGGTGTTCACCATCAATAAAGAGACCGTAGGTCACCACTCTCATGGTGTGGCCATGATGGTGTTGATGATCAAGCCAGATGCTTCGGCATCATTGCTTAAGGCTGCGTTGTACCACGACCTCGCTGAACAGGTTGTTGGTGACATCCCGTCTCCTGCCAAGCGCCGGTTTGATCTAGGTAAGCGTCTTGACGAACTTGAACATTCTGTGATTCTTGAAGCCGGTATTGAGCAGCCTAAACTCAATGATGAAGAGGTTCGGGTGCTCAAGCTGGCCGACATTGCGCAGGGTGCGCTGTTTTGTGCCCGTGAAATGCAGCTTGGCAATGTTCGCTTGATCCCAGTGTACGCTCGCTACTTACAGTATGCGGTGGAGATGGGTATTGAAGGTCGCGAAGAAGTGCTGTTCAACGCTATCACGGAGATCGCAAATGAGTGCTAATGAACGTCAGATTGGCGGCAACCACTATAAGAAAGGTGGTGAGGAGCACTGGGATCGCCAGTGGCGTCTCTACGGTCGCGGTTACTTTGTCGGCTGCATCACCAAGTACGTCGAGCGTTATCACGACAAGAACGGTGTTCAAGATTTGCAGAAGGCTTCGCATTTTCTTGAGAAGCTGATTGAACTTGAGACTCGTAAGACGTACGACGTTGATCTGGGGTATGACACGCCTAACCGGGGTGATTTCAATCCTCCTCTCGGCGGTGCTACTGCCGGTTATGTCAACCAAGACAGATGAGCACTTGGGTGTTTGATACCGAAACTCTGCCCAACCGTACTCTGTTCTGCGCTAAGAACGTAGAGTCAGGTGAGTGGTTTGACCTTTGGCGTCATGAAAATGACGCTCCGGCGCGACTCAAGCGGTTTGTGCAGAAGCCAGCTACGACGTTCATCGGCTTTAACAATAAGTCGTTTGACAACATAATCGTAGCTGCGTTCTGCCTCGGTCGCAACGAGATGGAGATCAAGCGTATCGCAGACGACGTTATCACTAATCGGGTCGCCCCTTGGGCCGCTATGAAAAAGTTCAATCTTCGTGATGTCATATTAGATGATGTTGACTTGATTGAGGTCGCTCCGTCGTTTGTGGGTTTGAAAGCCTATGGTGCTCGGATGCATATGCCGAAGCTACAGGACATGCCCATAGCTCACGATGATATGATCTCAACCGAGCAAGAGCCCATGCTGTTGGAGTACTGCCACAACGACGTAGATACGACTGCTGAACTGCTGAACCAGCTAGAGAAAGAGTTGTTGCTGCGGGTTGAAATGAGCCGTCGTTACGGGGTTGACATGCGTAGCAAGTCAGACTCTCAAATGGCTGAACAGGCGTACATCACCAGCATGGGTCTCAAGCGTCAGGACAATGAGGTACCTAAGACGGTGACGTATACGCCACCGAGCTTCCTCAAGTTCATGAATGCTGAACTACAGGCGCTGCTTGATCGGGTTGCCGGGCATACGTTCAACATGAACCCGGTGACCGGACACGTTAAATTGCCAGACTTTCTCGGCATGCAGACGGTTAAGTTTGGCACGGGTCAATATCAGCTTGGCGTGGGGGGTATTCATAGCGTTCACGATAAGAAGGTTTGCTACGTTGCCGGTGACGACATCATCACCGACATTGACGCAGCCAGCTTTTACCCTAGCATCATTCTTGAGTGTGGGTTCATTCCTGAGGCTCTTGGTAAACAGTTTGTTGAAGAGTATCGTAAGATCTACGAGCGTAGAATGGAGGCGAAGCGCAGCGGTGACAAGACCACTGACGCCACCCTCAAGATCTCGCTTAATGGTACATTCGGCAAGCTGGCGAGCAAGTACTCTGTGCTGTACTCACCTGATCTGATGTTAGCTGTCACGTTGACGGGGCAATTTACTCTTCTAATGCTCATAGAGTGGCTTGAGCATGCCGGGGCAACAACCCTTAGCGCTAACACCGACGGCATTGCTATACGCTATTCTCGTGCCTTGGACGACAAGATTAAGGAGGCGGTCAGCCGGTTTAGCGTTTTGTCTTGTTTTGATTTTGAGTACACCCCGTATCGGGTGCTCGCAATGAAGGACGTCAACAACTACATCGCGGTTAAGCCGGATCGTTCGCGCAAAGTGAAAGGGATTTATGCTCCGTTATCTCTACGTAAGAACCCTACCGCTCAAGTTTGTTCGGATGCGGTTGGTCAGTGGTTGGCTGACGGAACCTCGTTTGAGCAAACGATCAGCAACGCACCATTCTGTGATTTTATCTCTGCCCGCAATGTCACGGGTGGTGGTGAGCAGATGGGTCAGTATTTGGGTAAGGTCGTTCGTTGGTATCAGTCAAACGATGCTGCGCTTGAACCTATACGTTACGCTAAGAACAATAACAAGGTTCCTAAAACAGACGGTGCCCGCGCCTGCATGACATTGCTTGACAAGGTTGCTCATCCGGCAGACCTTGACTACGTATGGTATCGCAAGGAAGCTATCAAGATTGCGATTGCGGTTGGTTGCTCAAGCTACTTGACTGCTGAGGAACTCGCTTTGGTCGCTCCTCCCCTTAAACAGCCTAGGAAGAATAAAAATGGAACACGGTAACGCTAGAACGGTATTTGTCGTACAGGTCGATAACAATAAGGATCTGTCTGACGCTAAAAAGTACGGTCAACTGAGGGCTGTGTTCGGTAAACCGCGCAAACCCTACGACACCGCAGGCATGATCGCCAAAGCGCGGCGCGTGTTGGCCGACTGGCAGTACGGTGATCACCTGTTGATGATCGGCGACCCGGCATTGTGCGCGGTCTGTATGGCTGTGACTAGTGAGCAGCACGACGTGGTTAACTTGCTCAGTTGGGATCGTGATAGTTTTCAGTATGTACCCCAGCGTTGGGACTTCGGTCAGATGGGGATTGATTTTGACGATTTCGAAACGGCGGATGACTAACCGCCTCAACTCAGAAAGGAGAAACAAAAATGTCAAAAGAGAAATCATGGCAAGATACACTTCGCCACGGCAAGCAGGAGATCCCTCCTCGCTTAGTTATTTACGGCGGACACGGTATCGGTAAGAGTACGCTGGCTAGTCAGTTTCCGGCCCCCATCTTCATCAGTACGGAAGATGGTCTGGACTCGTTGGACGTGACTAGCTTCCCTCGCGCTGCGAATATCAATGAAGTGGTTGAGAGCATCAAGACCCTCATCAAAGAGGATCACGATTTCAAGACCGTGGTTATTGATTCGGTTGACTGGCTGATTGAGCCGCTGATTGTTAGCAATGTTGAGTCGTCTCACGACGCCAAAGACCTTGCCTACGGTAAGGGTCAAATGCTCGTTGCTGAGGAGTTCCGCGAGATTTTGCAAGGCTTGGACGTGCTGCGCACTAAGCGCGGTATGAACGTGGTGCTCATCGCTCACTCAGCGGTCACCAAGTTTGAAGACCCGCGCACTGAGCCGTATGACCGCTATCAGCCTAAGCTGCCTAACCGCTGTAACGCTCTGCTGCAAGAATGGGCAGACGTGATTGCGTTCGCTGCGTTTAAGGTTCTCATCCGTAAGTCTGACACTGGCTTCAACAACCAGAAGACTCGCGGCGTGACTACCGGCGAGCGGCTGCTTCACTTCGTTGAAAACCCGGCATACGCTGCTAAGAATCGCTATAACTGCCCCGATGAGATTGAAATGACCATTGCCAATCTCGAAAAACTCATTCCCATCGCTAAATAACTCAAGGAGAAAGTACCATGGCTAAATTTGGTTTTGACGTCTCTGACGTCGCCCCCGACACCGGTGTTACTGGTGGCAGCTACGACCCCATTCCTGATGGTGACTATTTTCTGAAGGCTCTTGAAGCTGAAGAAAAAGCTACTTCTAAGGGTGATGGCACGTACATCAAGGTTAAGTTTGAGGTCGCTAAAGGCGAGTACTCAGGTCGCCTGCTGTGGCAAAACTTCAACATCAATAACCCGAGTGAAAAGGCGCAGCGTATCGGTCGCCAGCAACTTGTCGCTTGGGCTACGGCATGCGGTAAGCCAGACGCCGACGACACTGACAAGCTGCTTGACAAGCCGTTCCGGGCTGCTGTGTCAATTGAGAAAGGCACCGGCGGTTACGCTGACAGCAACCGCATTAAGGCTTTCCTGTTTGATCAGGGTGACGCGCCTAAGGCCGTAGCACCTAAAGCTGCTCCGGCACCCGCCGCTGCTGCTAAATCCGCTAACCCCTGGGATTAAACCATGGTAGCCATCCCGCCTAGACCCGAGCAGCAGATCGTTAATCGCGTTTACGCTGCTTTTCAAAAAGAGAGAGCAGGCTCTGACCTGTACCTCGGGCGGCTTGGCTCATCTTTTATAGGTGAAGAGTGCATCCGACAAATTTGGCTTGACTGG